GTCAATTTTCCGCAAAAGTAGTTGAGCAACCCGGTGGGTTAAAAAGGACCAAAAAATGCAGATAAAACAAGTCAAGATTGAAAAACTGATTCCCTACGCGCGAAACGCGAGGACGCATTCTGACGAGCAGGTCGCGCAAATTGCGGCCAGCATTAAAGAGTTCGGCTGGACCAACCCGATCTTGGTGGACGGTGACAAGGGCATCATTGCCGGCCACGGCCGCCTGGCGGCTGCGCGAAAGCTGGGCATGACCGAGGTGCCGGTGATTGAGCTGGCGCACCTGACCGACATTCAAAAAAAGGCGCTCATCCTGGCGGACAACAAGCTGTCTTTAAATGCCGGATGGGACAACGAAATGCTGATGCTCGAAATCAAAGAGCTGGAGCTGGAGGGTTTTGACTTGGGTCTGACCGGCTTTGACGCGGAAGAGCTGGAGGCGCTAACGCCGGTCGAGGTGACCGACGGCCTGGTGGACGAGGATGCCACGCCTGAAGTGCCGGCTGAGGCGATTACCAAGCCTGGCGATGTGTGGCTGCTGGGCAAGCACCGGCTGATGTGTGGGGACAGCACCAGCGTCAACGCCGTGGACAAGCTGATGGCTGGTGGCCGCGCAACGTTCTGTTTTACTTCGCCACCATATAACGCAGGAGACAGCGAAAAACTTTCGGGAAACACTCACACCGACGACAATAAATATAACTTATATCAAGACAACAAACCGCAAAATGAATACTTAAATTTATTGCAAGAATTTTGCAATTCATGGCTTTTATTTTCCGATTGTTTGTGCGTCAACATTCAGCAACTTGCCGGAAACAAGCTTGCGTTTATTGATTGGCTAGCGATGTTTCGGCAAAATTTTGTCGATATTGCTATATGGGACAAAGGACACGGCGCGCCGCAAATGGCAAAAAATGTAATGTCAAATCGTTTTGAATATTTGGTTTTTTTGTCGCCAAACGAAAACCCAAGCCGCGCAATACCTTGCGCCAATTTTCAAGGCACGGTGCAGAATGTTTATTCGGCACCGCCGCAAAGGAACAACGAATTTTCACAAGTTCATGCGGCAACATTCCCGATGCATCTTCCAGAATGGGCAATCGAAACATTTACGGCAAAAAAAGCAATAGTTTCCGATGCTTTTGCCGGAACAGGAACAACTTTAATTGCCTGCGAAAAAACAGGCCGTATTGCCCGCCTGATGGAACTAGACCCCAAGTACTGCGACGTCATTGTCAAGCGCTGGGAGGAATTCACCGGCAAGAAAGCAGAGCTAGAGAATGGCCAACAATAAGCTGCCTCCAGAAATTCACCTTATCCACGGGTCCAAGGGCGTTAACACCGGCACGCTGCTGCCAGAGAATATTAAGAAACGCATTCCGTTTGCCGAGTGGGCAAGCCAGCCGGAGCTATTCGTCAAAGAAAGATTCGTGTCAGAAACGGCCGACTATCTTTACGAGGTCTACGGCATTGGCAGCGAGCAGGACCGGCACACGCTGATGATGCTGGCCGACCAACTTGAGATGTACATCAACGCCAGGGCGCAGCAAAGCAAGCACCCGCTGATCGTCAAGATCAACGACGGCAAAACCTTTGCGCCCAACCCGTTCATCTCGGTGGCCAACAACGCAATGAAGAACACGATTCAGCTTATGAACGAGCTGGGGCTGACGCCCAAGAGCCGGCTGGACCGGCAAAAGCCTGAAGAGAATAGCCCGGTGGCCAAGTTCCTGCGGGGGCCGAAAGGATGAAGTGGAAAGACGGTCTTGCCTATGCGCGCGACGTTTGCAAAGGCAACATTAACGTCTGCCAGGACGTTCAAAAAACCTGCCAACGGTTTATCAATCAGCTCGAAAACAAAGAATGGGAATGGAAGTTTGACCCGGACTACGCGCAGCACATTTTGGATTTTGCGGCGGCGCTGTGCCACACAAAAGGACCGGACGCCGGCAAGCCTATTGTGCTGGAGCCATTCCAGATCATGTTTATTTGCGCGATCTATGGTTTTCGGTCTAAGCGCGATCACTCAAAAAGAATGGTGACCGACGTTATCCTGTTCATTCCGCGCAAGGCCGGCAAGTCAACCATCACGGCGATCATTGCACTCTACGAGCTGCTGTGCGGCGAAAAGGGCGCGGAGGTGTTTACCCTGGCGACCAACCGCGAGCAGGCAACCATTGTTTTCGATGCGGCCAAGGGATTCATTGAAAATATGCCGCAGCAGTTGTCCAGTCTGTTTGCGGTGAGCAAGTACGAGGTCAAAAAGATTGGCGACACGCAGTCGATGTTTAAGGCGCTCAGTCGGGACACGAAAAAGACAGGCGACGGTAAAAACCCGTCTTGCGTCATCATTGACGAGGCCGCGCAGATCACGGACCGGAACAGTATTGAGGTGCTGCACTCGGGCATGGTGGCCAGAGCCAACCCGCTGCGAATCTACATAACGACCGCCAGCTTTACCCGCGAGACAAAGTTCTACGAAGACATGAACCTTTACCGGTCTATGCTAAACGGCGAGGCCAAGGACAATCCGCGCTGGTTTGGTCTGCTTTACGGGCCAGACCCTCAGGACCATTGGCAGGATGTTGACGTTTGGAAAAAGGTCAACCCGATGCACGGCATCTCGGTGTTTGACGACGCTATTGCCCAGCGAGCCGCCGAGGCGGCAAACAAACCGGCCGCGCTAAACGAGTTTCTGTGCAAGACGCTCAATATTTACGTGAGCGCAAATGCCGCCTGGATAGACCGCCGCTGGTGGGACGAGTCTGCCAGGCCTATGCCAACCGATCTGCCAGAATCAACTTTTATGGCGTTTGACTTGGCGCATAGCCGCGACCTGAATGCGATATGCACCCTGCACCGGTACGACGAAGATGACTTCCAAGCCGAGTTCCAATTCTTCTTGCCAGAAGAATCTATGGACTTGGTGCCCAATCACTACCGGTCGATCTACGCCGAGGCAACGCGCTCGGGCATCCTGAAATTGACGCAGGGCAATGTAACGGACATGGTGGAAATTGAACAGTACATTTCCAACCAATGCAAACGCTACGACGTCAAAGAAATCGGGTTTGACCCGTACAACGCCGCCGGCTTGGTGGCCAATCTGTTCGGCAACGGCCTGCCGGTGAAAAAGGTGGGGCAGGGGATGGCGGTGTTGTCCAACCCGTCGAAATCGACCGAGCAGGCGATTCTGAAGCGCAACATCCACCACGACGGCAACCCGTTTTTGGGGTGGCAGCTCGGCAACTGCGAGATTTACACCGATGTGAACGGCAACGTGAAGATTCGCAAGAACGAAGCGGATCCAAGCGCGAAGGTGGACGGGATCATTGCGCTCATAATGGCCATGCATTGCCATTTAGACAATGCGTATGTGGGCGAAACATTTGGATTTAGAACCCTTGAGTGGTAGCATCGCGCGAAATCAGGGGAATTTCATGGCGATTTTGGACATTTTCAGGGGCAAAAAAGCGGCCCAAAACAACGAAGCAAACACGCTCTTTGGGCAGTCGGCGCTCGGTAACAACATCATTTACCAGGCCGGCCAGAAGCCGCCGACCGCATCGACGCAGATTCTCTACGTCACCACCTCCAGCACGACCAGCGCGGGCCGGCCGGTGGATATGTCGGTGCTTACGCGCAATTCGACGGTTATGTCGTGCGTCGGCGTGAAGGCGCGAGCGCTTGGCCAGTTGCCCATTCGCATCATGGCCGAGGTCGAACCCGGCGTTTTTGTGGACGCTACTCGGTCCGAAAAGGTGGGGGCGCGGGACAAAGCCAAGGCAAAGTCAGTCGCTAACCTGCTGGCCAACCCCAACAATTTCCAAAGTACCTATGAGTTCTGGTATCAATGGATGATGTGGCTCGAGCTGTCGGGCGAGGCCTTTACGCTCTGGTGGCGCAAAGACCAAGACGTTTCAACGCAGACGCCGCTAGAGATGTACATCTTGGATTCGACGCTGATTGCCGCAACGATCACGCCGACCCGCTATCCGTCTTTCCGGCTTTCAACACCGAGCTACGGTTTCACGGAAAATCAACAGCTATCGTCGCACCAAGTGATGCACATTAAGGACGCGGCCTGGCAGGGTAGCGCCGGTTTTAACAAGGGCATTTTGGCAACCGAGCTGGTCGGGTTGGATCAGGACATTGATCTTTATGCCAATTACATTATGCAAAACGGGGCCAAACCGTCCGGCTTGTTCGTGACCGAATCCAACATTCCCGACGGCAAGTACAAAGAGATTGCCGCGCGAATCAAAGAGGCCTGGAACCAGATGACCGGTGGCAAGACCAGCGACCCGTCGAAGGCTGGCCAGGGGATGCTGCTTGATAACGGCATGAAATATATGCCAATCGACATGCTGACCTTGCAGGACGCCGACGCGGCGGCGCTCAAGACGCAGACCATGAAGCGCATCTGTGCGCTCTTTGGCGTGCCGCCAGCAATGCTTGGCGTGGCCGACGGCAAGTACAACAATACTCAAACGATGCTGGACGAGTTCTACAAAAGCACCATGTACCCGGTGCTGGTGAACATTCAGCAGAAGTTGAAACAGCAACTTTTCGTCGGTTACCCGTCGCTATTCATTGAGTTTGACACGCGCGATTTTCTGAAGGGCGCGCCGTTGGACCAGATGAATTACGTTACGGCGGCGGTGTCCAATGGAATCATGACGCCCAACGAGGCGCGGAACTACATCAATATGCCTTCGCTAGAAGGCGCGGACGAGCTAAAAGACGATGCGAAAGCGGCCGAGCCGATTGCCGGCACCAGCCCGCAGGACACCGGTGGCGGTGGCGGGAGCCAGGCTCGCAAGATGAACATTGGCAAGACCTAAAATATTGTGTCTATCATTTTTCGAGTGGTGGTAGCATCTCTGGCAACTTACAAGCCACAAGATACGCCGCGCCCGAAACGGGGTCGACCGCCTAAAATAAAAGACATCGACCTTTCAAAAGCAGAGGTAATTCATGACCAAATTGATGATGGTCTGCGAAGCGAAACTCCAGCTCGAAAAGCAGGCAGACGGCGCAGAACCCACGGGCAAGATTGAAGCGCGCGTCACCACCTGGGGCGCACGCGAAGGCGCAGACGGCCGCAAATTTTTTTACAAGCCCGAGGGCTTTATGGCCTGGGCCAAAGAGTTTTCCAAGGCCGGCCGGCCCCTGCCCATGTTCGTCAACCACGAGGCCGACGCCATTCCGGTCGGCGAATGGACGATGTTCGAGTTCGACGATTCGGGCATGACCGCCTCGGGTCGCCTCTATACCAACACCACGGCCGGCTCTGATTTGTACCAGGTTATGACCGAATCGCCCAATATGTTTGGCGGCGTCTCGGTCGGCGCTTATGCAGACGAATATCAATGGGTCAAAGAGGACGGCGAGCCAATGGTCGTCGGTTCTGACGATCCGTATGAGGACGGCTACTTTCAGATCACCAATGGCGGTCTGCGCGAAGTGTCCGTTGTAATGTACCCAAACAACCCGGCCGCAGAAGTGTCCAAGCTGGAGTTTTTCCGGCCCGACGGTTCTGCCGACCTAAAGATTTTGGAAAAGGCTCTGCGCGATGCTGGGCTGTCCAAAAAAGATGCGGTCGCTGCCGCATCAACTTTCAAGAAAGTTCTGGAGCAGCGAGACGCTGCGCCGGCACCTATTGAAACTGCGCCGATTCAGAGCGATTCTGATGCGGAGGCGACCAAGGAACTCCTGGCGGCTCTTGAGCAGCGGGAACTCATCAAGTACCTTTCTAATAGGATCAAATCGTGAAAGAAATCATTGAAAAGCTGGACGCCATTGAGGCATCCAACAAAGAAACCGCTAAGGTTGAGGCTATCGCCGCCGCTGAAGCAGTCAAGGCCGAATTCGCCGAAAAGGTTGCCGCGCTCGAGGCCAAGATTGCTTCTGTGCAGGCCCCTAGCATCATTCGCCCCATCGCCAAGACGGTCCGTACCGACGTCAACCGCGCCGTGCGTGAGCAGCTTTCGTCCTTCTACAAGGGCGGCAAGATGCTTGAAAAAGAGCTGTCGATGTTTGCCGACGAGTCGCAGTACCAGGCCTATTTGGCTGAAGCCTCGGCTCTGACGGCCGGCGGTGACGGCAAGGGCGGTCGGACTGCTTACGACCCGGTGTTTGTCGCTCTGCGTCTGCGTAACCCGCTGCGCGGCGTGTCTCGTACCGTGGCGACCGATGGCTCGTCCTACCAGTTCCGCGTCAAGACCGGCAACGCTGGCGCGCAATGGGGCTACGACATTCAGAACAACGGCACGCCGACTACGGAAAATACTTCCATTTGGCAACTGGTGCTGAAGGACATTAACGTCCAGTTCCCGATTCGTACCGCTGCGCTGGACGACATTGACGGTCTTGAGGCTAACGTCGTGGACGATATGCTGGCCGAATTCGCTCAGAGCGAAGCCACCTCGATGATCCAGAACAACGACCAAAGCGGCACGGGCACTTCGGTGACCACCGGCGGCGCTGACGGTCTGCGCGGTTTGGATCAGTACGCAGGCGCTAACAGCACCTACGCTGGCGGCACTACCTCGGTGGCGGCATTCGGTTCCTCTGGCACCGGCTCTTCCAGCGGTCTGCACAGCCTGGCCACCTACGACCAGCTTACGACTAACGCCAACACCGTCGGCGCTGCAAACATCACGTATAAAGACGTTATCAACTTCATCTACGCGCTGCCGCAGCAGTACTGGACCAGCGATGCCAAGTTTCTGATTAACCCGATTCTGCTGTCGCAGATTCGCGGTCTGACGGACACCAACGGCACGCCGGTGTTTGAGCGTATGTCGCCGCTGGAAACCGACGGTATCGTCGGTCGCCTGTTGGGTTTTGATGTGGTGGTCAACAAGTACTTGGACAACCCGAGCCAAGCAACGTCGGGTTCTGCGGGTACCAACTCGCTCTATCCGATGTACTTTGCCGATTGGAGCCGCTTCCACACCATCGTGGACCGCCTCAATATGGTGATGCGTCGCTACGACCAGACCCTGCCTGGTTACATCACCTTCTACGGTGAAAAGCGTTTGGCCACCTCGGTGCGCGACCCCAACGCCGGCGTGCGTTATCGTTCGACCGGCACGTCGACCTGATGAAACGGGGAGGGCTAATCACCCTCCCCTTTCCAGTTTCACTTAGGAATTTATAAATGACCACGACTACCGAAAAAATCCTAGACGGCATCAAGCGAGCTATTCACGAAGGCGGTAAACAGAACATTGATCTGCGTGAGGCCTCGGCGATTACCGGCTCGGGTTCTGGTGTCGGTGGTAATGTAGTTTTTGATGATGCGTTTTCCGCGCTGCGGTACGCAAATCCTTTCCGCATGGGTTCCCGGCAGATCACGGTCGCTGGCTCTGACGCTCAGTTTGTCGCCAAGACCGGTAACGCCGCGAACAGCACAAATCCGTGGACCTACACGTTCACGCCCGATAGCGGCTCGCCCAACGTCAACACGACGATCTGGCAATTGCCGGTGCGCGTGATTGTGGCGCAGCTCCCGATTCGCACGGCCGTTCTTTCCGACGTCAACAACCTGCCGACCACGTTGGTCGAGGACATGATGATGGAGTTTTCGCAGCTCGAGGCCGCGTCGATGGCGATCAACTCGGACCAATCTGGTTCCACGACCACATCCACCGGCGCGACTAGC